AGTTCCCTCAACGGGTAGCTACTCGGGTATCCGGAGCCACATAGAGTTGTATATTTCTGATGAAAATTGAGGTATGGGGGTATATATTTATATATACTACATAGCTTTAAGAGAGATGTTGTTATGAGCCCAACCAATCCAATCCTAGTCCTTCCAAAGAAGAATTACTGCCCAAGGTGTCCTCTCTCTCAAGTTTGGTCTATATAGCTGCTAAACCCTAGCACGGTTACCACCTATACCCCTAACCTACCTCTTATGTTGTATCTTATCAGATTTGTTTCTTATATTTAATATAGAACCTTTTAGTCAATTTTCCAACTATCCCCAGGATTTTTTCCGGAAAATTTTTCGTTATAGGTTAAGTATATATTTATATAAGATGAAAAAGCTAAATAGCGATGATCTTTTCAATATATTTTCGGTAGGAGATGAAGAGATTTTTAAAGAACATAAAATAGCGGTGATGGATAATTCCTTCATACTTCTTGGCATGGTTATAAGAGGTGTGGAGAATTACTTCATTATAGATAAGATGTATGATAGGAGATATGGGGAACATTATGACTCCGTAAAAGATTCTATAAAACTAAAGTACTTTAACGGTCTTGTAAATTACCTTGAGAGAGTTAAAGATATACAGTCAGATACGGTAGAAGACCTTGTAGATGAATTCGGACCCCAGGCTATTAATTATGCATTAGAAGAATTATTAGAATTCTATAAGGAATTGGAGATGTACGAGAAATGTGCAATTATTTTTAAGTTTTATGAACTTTTCTTTAAGAAATAGTTGCTATAACCAATCTTTATTCTTATATTTAGGTATAGAAATCAATTAAAAATAAAGGTTATGTTAGTATCTATTTTAAACACAATTTTTTCGGTACCGTATTTAGTGGTAGGTGTGCTTATAGCAGCCTTGCTAGATATAGCAATTCACTACACAAAGGCTACCTCCCGGTTTACTTTACTTGAAATATGGGGATGTGTGATGTGTTGGCCTGCAGTTCTTGTACTTCTGTTTTTTGCATTTATTTTCGGACAAAAAGAGTAAATTATGTATAAAGATAAAATTAGTATGACAGAGGCCATGTCTCTTGAATTAGTAGGAGAGATTACAATTGTTGATTCTTCACCAGAATCTGTTTTGGCTTACCCTAAAGTTGGTAAGAAATGGAAAGAAGCATTTATTGCTTTACAATCCAAATACAGACATGTATCTCCAGAAAAACTCCTTACCTTTCTATCGGCAAAATATCTTATAGAGGTATCTGAAGGCATAGTAGATAAAGATACCAATACCTATTCCTGGAGATATTTCCATGGTATAGAGAATTCTAAGATAAAAGAGAAGTCTACAGACGATATCGAGTATGTTTACGTTCTGGTTAATCCCGGGTATACTTCCTTGGTTAAGATAGGAATGACCATTCATGACGTTCCTAGGAGAGTCACGGCAATAAACGCTACAGCCACGGTTGAGGAATGGGTTCCGAAATTTGCTTTACCTTTGAAAAAGGGTACGGCTATGAGAGTAGAAAAAGCTGTTCATAAGCATTTTAGTTCCGTTAGGGTTTCTTCCGATAAAGGCGGTTCTAGAGAGTTTTTTAAAGTTACTCCTTTTGAGGCTTTTGATAAGATTCGTGAGGTAGGAGCATTGTTTACTGTAGGGGAATGTATAATTTATTAGAATATATAAGAAATCTTGCGAACTTAACAGGTGTCTGGGGAGGATATATAAAAATCTTGCGCGGCGATTCTTCGAAAATAACTTATAAAACAGTTGCCCCTTCCTTTTTTTCTTCGTATATTTAGGTACAATCAAAAAATAGTGTTATGAAACAGTTAAAAAATTTATTTCTTTTATTACTTTCTTTATTCGTTTTTAGTTGTTCTACTCCTGAAATTGAGCCTGATGTATGTTTAAATGGTAATTGCGGTGCTGAATTTTGGGTAGATACTCAAGGTCATCCTGGAACTTACCAAGACGGGCAAGGAGTTTGGCATATAAAACACGCTGGATTGAATTATTTTACTGTAAAAGGTACTGTAAATGAGTTAGATCCTCACTATGTTATCAATGGGATTCCACTGGTAAGTGTAGGTTTTGATTCTAATTTCTTCTATACACCGGGGAATGTAATATGGACTTACCCTGTTTATTCCTACTTAGGGTTATGGTCTAGTAATCAAATGAACACACCTATCCCTGTCGGAACTCAGACTTACACCTTTCCACAGCTTATAGGGCAGACAAATATAATGAACCTAACAGGATATACAATTCAACGCAATCCCAATGTAAATGTGAATCACCCAGCATATAAGACGTATTTCGCTACTTACAGTAAATATACTTACAGACCTCAGCAGTCTATGACGTTTTTTACAGACTTTATAGGTAGAACAGCAACAATCTATATAGAGGTAACTCTAGGAGAAAACAAGAAAACAGTATTAAAAGAGCTAAAAGTAATGTTCGAACTGTAAGAGTTGTTTCCCAAAAAAAAAGTTCATACCTTACCCCTATATGGATTTATAAAGTATAAAGAAGTATTAATAAATTAAAAATAAAAAAATGAGAAACAAAGACTTGTTTACACAGAAATTAGAGAGATTTGAATCCGAAGTAAAGAAAATAGGGTATCATATTCATCGTAACGAGCAATCAGAAGCGTATGAAAAGGTACAGGAATTACTAGAAAAGATAGGGGATCTTAGAACTTTATTAAATACAGAATCTCAAGACTAATGAATCTTTCGGCAGAACAAATAGAAAAGAATTGGGAGAAGCATCTTAAAATTGTAGATACTTTTATAACAGGTGACCGTAGGGATAAGTTAAAAGCTCTTTACCTAGACCTATCCGATGAAATGATTATGGCTCCTGCCTCCGGAAAGACTTTCTACCATAATGCTTTCCCGGGAGGGTATATTGACCACGTTAACCGTGTTGTTCATTGTGCTTTAAAAACGAAAGCACTATGGGAAGAAATGGGTACTTCTATAGACTTTACCGATGAAGAGTTAGTTTTTGCTGCTCTTAATCATGATTTAGGTAAAATAGGTTCTAAAGGAAAACCTAATTATATTCAACAAACAGATAAATGGAGACAAGATAAATTAAATGAAATGTATACTCCTAATAAGGATTTAACCTTCATGCTTATACAAGACCGTTCTTTATTCACCCTGCAGCAATATGGTATAGCTTTAACTGAGAGAGAATTCTTAGCTATTAAATTACATGATGGATTATATGATGATGTAAACAAACCCTACTACATGTCTTTTAGTCCAGATGCTAAATTTAAAACTAATTTAGTGTATATTCTTCATAATGCAGATTTTTTAGCATCTAAAATAGAATACGATAATTGGAAACTCTCAGGAGGTTCTACAGAAAATAAAGCAGAGAAAACTAAAGCAAGTACAGGTAGAACAGTTAATGCTTCAGAAGGGTTAATGAATTTAGTAAAAAATATTTAAACAATGGAAATAGTATTATCAATTTTAGTATTAATTATTCTAGTTCTAACTTATGTGGTTTACAATTTAAACCGTAAAGTAATTAAACAGGAAGATGTGTTAGAGTACCAAGTTGACTATCTAAGAAAAGTTTCGTATCTTATTAGTGAATCAAAAATTTACGTTGAACAATTAGATGAGTCAGGAGCATTTAGATCAGATGATGAGGTAGGAGTTTTCTTTAATTTTATGAAAGAAATACAAGATACAATAAATGATTTCCGTCTCCCAGAAGAGTATGGCAAAACCACCAAATAAAGATAATTACTATTTCACACAAGAAACAGAGGATGCAATCGTAAGATATAACGCATCCTCTGATCCTGTTTTTAGAGATACGGTATTTAAGAAAGAGATATACCACCCACTTTACAAGCTAGCAGAGAATATTATACATACTTTTAAGTTTTATTACTTAGATGTAGATAGTATAGAGGATTTAAAGTTAGATGTAGTTAGTATGCTTGTAGAAGAAAAACTTCATAGATTTGACGCTACCAATGGCGCTAAAGCGTTTTCATACTTTCAAACAATAGTAAAGAGATGGCTTATAAATTATAATAATCGTAATTATAAGAAGTTAAAACAAGTAGGATCTTTTGAAGAAATGGAAGATTCTTACGAAACAGAAGGAGCACCAGATTCTGAAAGACGAATAGCCTTAGCATCTATAGTTAATTTTTTTATAGAAAGCAGTTACGACAGTATGGAGGAGCTTTTTCCTAAAGAACAAGATCAAAGAGTAGCAGACGCTATACTCACCCTATTTAGAACACGTCATGATTTAGAAATTTTTCGAAAGAAAGCTCTCTACATCTACATAAGAGAGATGACTGACTGTGAAACACCTACCCTCACCAAGGTTATATCTAAACTCAAAGAAGAATTTTATAAAATATACAAATCTTACCAAGATGCAGGATTTTCTATTCAATAAGATATAAACAGATATTTATATAATAAATAGACTATGGGATTAGATACAACAATATTCGGGAAAAAGACCGTTTCTGATGTTCTAAAAGAAATTTACGATAATTCTAAGAATAAAGAAAAACAAATCAACGCTCTTATCGGAGAGTTGAAACCTCTTGTTGAGAACATAGGAGATGCAACTTTAGTTGTTCCTATGATAAAAGAGTATTTAGAGGTTGGAGTAAAGAATGATGAACATCTTATTAAAATGGTAGCACTTGTTCAAAGACTAGAAGGTACAGCAAAAGGATCTGAAGCAGACTTCTTCAACCCAGAAGAGCTTGCAAAACTAATGGAACAGAGCGAAGAGCTTGGAAAGCAATTAGATAAAAAAGACGAAGAGTAATGGCAGTTAAGTCGCATTTTACACCCAGTAAAGGTTCTTCAGGAAGCTCTACAGGCGGTTCAGGAGCAGGGAATCAATACGGAAGAGTAGTTAGTACTATTTTATCTGCAAATGACCCTAACTGTAAAGATCCGTCCATGTTAAATGGAGTATACTATAGAGCTGCTAAAATCGCAGGTGATGAAAGTGAGATAGATACTCTACTATTTGCATACCAAGGAAGTGCGACAATAAGAGTTATTCCTATGGAAGGTGAGATGGTTCAAATAGAATCAGCTCCTGGAGCTAATAGCCAAGGAACAGTTGGTGCAACAGTCAAATACTGGACTAAAATAGTAAACGTTTGGAACTCCCCACATCATAATGCCTCTCCAGATACTAAACAAGTAGGGTGGCAAGACAGGTTAATAGGCGGAGCTA